GGTTTTGAGCACAAAATCACTGAGTGGGCTGATGACAAAATGATGCGTGATGCTACTGGTAAGCCATTAGATATTTTAGTTTATGCTCCTCAACGTCGTAACCAATTACCTTTAACTCGTAATGATGTTAAATGGGAACCATTCATTGAGTTCTGGATGCGTAAATCTATGTTAGAATTAAAAGTTAAGCGTATGATCTGGTCTAAACCAGGTACTGTTAAAACTAATGGTTCTAAACAAGAGTTAAAACGTACTTCAGCTGGTGTATACCACAGAATGCGTAACAATGGTAACTTAGTACAGTACAATCGTGGAGAGTTCTCTGCAAACTTAATTCGTGCTGTCTTTGGTGATTTGTTCTATCGTCGTGTGGATGTTAAAGATAGACGTGTTAAAATGTACACTAACGAAGCTGGTTTTGATGTATTCCAACAAGCTTTGAAAACTGATGCATTAAATTCAGGTTTAACTTTCATGGCTGATTCTGGTAATCGTTATTTACAAGGAGAAGGTCAACACATCACTTACAACTTTGCATTTGATGCAATGGTTACTCGTGAGACTGGTCGTGTTGAATTAATTCACTTGAAAGAATTAGATTTACCACAGTCTAACTTAGAATTTGGTCAGAACAAAAAATCTACTCCAGTATTCATGGTATTTGATGTGTCTCCAATGAGCGATGGTTCTATGGTAAACAACATTCGTGAAGTGCGTATGAAGGGTGCTCCTTCTATGACTTGGGGTTATATCGATGGAACTCGTCATCACTTAGGTTTTGCTAAATCTCAAGGTATGAGCTCTGCAAACAAATTCCCAGGATACGAAATCTGGATGAAAGATCGTTGTGATGTATTTATCGAGGATTTATCTCGTACAGTATTGATCGAAGAAATTCCACAATTCTAATCCCCCTCTAAGGATAGTATCCTTAGGCTGCTTTCTTCAGGAAAGCTAAATACTGAGAAGAACGCTCCCCTCACCCTGTCCCACCTGGAGGGGAGCAATTTCTCAAACTACAGAGTGATGAATGAATCAAATGTTCATTGCATATCCTTCGATGGAAACACTCTGCAAATATAAACCAAACAATAATTAAACTACATATGGGTAAGTGGAACACTTATGAACTTCAAAAGAAGAGTAGAGATAAATCTATTGCCAGAAATAAACTTTACGTTAAAGAATATTTAGAAGGAAAAGAATGTGTAGATTGTGGAAACAGTGATGTAAGAGTTTTAGAATTTGATCATGTCAGAGGAGAAAAATTATATCATGTATCTTATATGGTTACTAAAGCTTATAAGTTAGATCTTGTTAAACAAGAAATTGAAAAATGTGAAATAAGATGTTGTAATTGTCATAGAATAATTACACAAGAACGAAGAGTTATTAAATCTAAATAAACCAAAACTAAATTATATATATGGGAAAGATAGGAAAAATCTCAACTTTGAAAAGAGAGTACAATAGCTCTCAATTGCAAACAATGCAAGCTGGACTTGCTGCTGTAGGTATGACAAGGATTCCTGGAACAGGAGTTTTTAAGTATCCTTACAAAGAACTTGATGGTCAGTATAGAACAGGACTAGATCCTAATGCTGCATACATCAGACGTATTTCAGATCCTCTAGAAAGAGAAATGGAAGTTGAACGTGTTACAGCTCTTAAAGCTAAGCTTGAACTTGCTTTAGGTGATATTGACTTAGGTCCTCGTTCACAGTTCTGGAACTATGGTTTATCTACATCAACAGAAGATACTCTTCATGTACAAGCTGTTAAATTGCTTGATGCTGATAACTTCTTTGACTTAAGTAATCCTTTCCAAGAATTAGCTTTTTCTTGGTTACGTGTTCATCCAACTATTGCTTCTAGCTACCAAGCTTGGGAACGTGGTGAATATCCAGCAGATACACAATTCTATGTAGCTGATGATGAAATTGAAAATGCTATTATCTACAAGAAGAAACAGTTAATCAACAAAGCTATTGTTAAGTTTGATGCAATGACTCCTGAGAAAAAACGCAAGGTTGCTCGTCAATTAGGACTTCCAATCACTGATGATACTAAGGAAGAAGTTGTTTACAATCAAGTGGATAACATCCTTAAACAAACAGAAATGAAAGGTGGAAACTTCCAAGGACTAAGTCCTATCGAAGTGTTCAACAGATTTGCTGACATGAAGGAAAACTTACTCCATATTAAAGATTTAATTAAACAAGCTACAACACACTCAATCTATAGAATAAAACCTAATGGCAGAATCTATGAAGGAGAGTTTGAAGTTGCGAAAGATGAAGAAGAATTAATTAGATTCTTATCTGATGATGATAATCAGGATGAACTAATCACTCTTGAACAAAAATTGAAAACTAAGAAACTTGCCTCTGTATGATCCCTGTAGATAGTTTATTATATAAAATTGACCAAAAACTAAATAAACTATCAACAAACGAGCATCAACAGATTCAATTAGAGGATAAAATACTCGCTTTGAATGAAGCTCAGATTAAGTTAATTAAGCAGAAGGTTGATGGTTTTAGTACAATTAGTGGTCTTGGTCTTGATGCTTTTAAGAAACGTTATCAAGATTTACAAAGTTTAGTAATTAACTATGGTGATGGTAGATTACCATTAGTTTTAAAAAATAAAGAATTAAATCAGTGGTCTGGAAACATCCATAATTTAACTCCCAAGTATATGTTCTATATAGATAGTTATATACTTGCTGATAAGGGAAGATGTAAAGATAGAAAAATCTGGATTAATCAAGACCTTGCTAAACATGGTGATCTATCGTTATTGTTAAATAACATACACTATAGACCATCATTTGAATACCAAGAAACATTCAACTTTATTTCATCAGATGAAATAAGCATATTTACAGATGGTACATTTACACCTAGTGATGTTTATATTTCATATATGAGATATCCTGTATACATAAATAAAGAAGGATATATAATGCTAGATGGACAACCATCTTACAACCAGGATTGTGAACTAGAAACATATTTAGAAGATGAGTTGTTAGATTTAACAGTTCAAAATCTAGCAATGTACACTGAGAATCAATCTGCTGTGCAAAATGCACAGTTTAGAATCCAAACAAACGAGTAAATTATTCACAACTTAAATAAATAAAAAATGGCTGATTTTTCATTAACCACGTTATTCGTGGTGCCAGTAGGACAAACAACTGTTCCTAGCTCTGGTTCAACACAAAACTTGACTCCTGGTCAAGTTGGTATCTTTAGAAATGATTATAGCGTAGCAACTGCAGGTAATATTGCAGCAGCTCCCTATTTCTACATTGCTCAAGGTAGAGAAAACACTTACCTTCAGGGTTCAAAACGCTCTGATAAAATTAAAGGTTGCCCATCTGGTTCAGGTTGCAACTCTAACGTAACTGAGTGGTACAAAGTAACAGGTTGCCCAACTGCAGCAAACCAAATTACCCAAGTGGGTGGTTGGGATGTTAAATGTGGTGATATTGTAACTTTAACTCTTCGTGGTTTCTCTAGCTACATTAACACTTTGTATTTCAATGGTTTCACTCGTTCAGTAACTGTACAAGCTCCTTGCTGCGATTGTGGTGGTGATCCTTGTGATACTGTTGACGTTCCTGCATTAATTGATCAATTCATTGCTAAATTAACTGCACAAGCTCCAGGTGATAACCCTGACAATATTAGCTTTAACACGTTCTATACGTTTCAGCGTATTGGTAACACTTCAAGTGCTGTTTTACAAATTACTGGTAAACCTCTAACTGTATATGGTCAACCATGTGATGTTGCTGCTTTCCCTTTTGAATATGACAGATTCTACTTCAGAACTTTCGTATACTCTGGTCCTGCAACCACTGCTGACTTTATTGTTGAGGATAACTGTAACATCGTTGCTACTCCTGTAATCACTCAACGTTCTTCTTTCCCAACTGGACAAGCTGCTGAGATTATTCAATTAGAGAAAAACTTCTACAGCTACCAAGCAGGTTACTTAAAGCACCTTTACAGAATGGCTGGATACAATGAGAATTTTGAGTCTTATGTATCTACAGGTGTTACTTATGATACTTATTACATTCGTTTCAACGAATATAACAAATCTGAGTATCAGTGGGGTGATTACATCATGGAAGATAGTACTGTTATCATTGCTGCTCCAAATGCTACTACTAGTGGTATTGCTGCTGCACTTGAGACAATTTTAGAAGCTGGTTTAGGAGCTGTAGCAAGTGATAACACTTGTATCACTACAACTACAACATCATCAACTTCTTCTACATCAACCACTACTACCACAACCACTAATATTCCATAATCTAGGAATATAGTAGATAATTAAATAACATAACCTATGCCAGAGGGTGAGAGGATATTTCTCAAAATCCTCTGGCATTTTTTTTAAGTGTAAGATGCCAGATTTAAAACTAGACATATTAGTAATTCCAACATATAACTTGCTTACATTAGGTATTGCTGATGCTTCAACATATCCTACTGATCCTCCTGTTGTATCTTCTCCAACATTAACTGTAACTATCCCTGGAATTGGGGAAACTAGTTTACCTTTCACTGTTAATGATTTCAACATTCTCACTTCATCTAACTTAGGCATCACTCCTTTAGGTGATCCTTTATTACCATTACCTGATGGTGTTTGGAAGTTTAAATACAGTGTTGCTCCAGCATTTGAAAACTTTGTAGAGAGGACTTTCATGCGCACTGAAATAATTCAAGAAAAGTTTGATAGCGCATTTATGAAACTTGATATGATGGAATGTGATAGAGCAATTAAAACTCAATCCAAAGTTCAACTTAATAGCATTTATTTCTTTATTCAAGGATCTATTGCTGCTGCAAACAAGTGTGCTATTGATGAATCAAACAAATTGTATAATCAGGCAAACATAATGTTAGATAACTTTATTAGAAACAATTGTGGTTGTTCAGGAAACAACTATATCAATAACTTTAATAACTTCTATTAATATGGCACAGTGTTCTAAATGTGGTGCAAAGGTTGGATGTAGCTGTCAGCTAACAAATGGTCTTTGTGCTTATTGTAACAAAGCTGCTCAGAAGGCAGCACAAACTTCTAAATATGTTGCAGTCAAGCTTAACTAATTGTGTTGAATGTACAACTATTCCAGTGCTTCTAGATGATATAGAATGCAAGATTAAGGAATTAGCTGGCAATCTATATAACAACACTATATACACATTAAACCTTCCAGTTAATGGTGTTGTATTTTTGGACTTATTAAACTATAAGCGTATTTTAACTTATAAGTTTTGTAACCCAGATTATGCATTACCATTCACTGTTGATATGATTGCAAGTAGAGTAAAACTTTTAATATATAAATAAAACAAACATGTCATTACAAAATTGTTCAAATTGTTATAATGGATGCACTCAGATAGTATCAGATAAGTGTGTCAGATATACAGGGATTGATGTTCCTGTTTTGGGAATTCAAACTGGAGACTCTCTTTCTTTTGTTGAGCAGGCTCTTATTACATTCCTCACCTCCACTTTAGATGGTACAGGTATAACGATAGATCTTGATCAAGACACTCTTTGTGACTTTGTAAAAGACTATCTTCCTACATGTGGAGATATTACATTAGTAGATGTATTAAATGCTCTCACAGAGTCTGTATGCTTCTTAAAAGAAGAAGTGATAGCACTTGAAGCTAAGTTTGCTGAACTAGAACAAGGATATACTATTGACTGCTTAGAAGGATCTCCTGATCCAACTAGTACATATGAAGTGTTACAAGCTACAATCAATAAGCTTTGTGAATTAGAAACTGATTTAGTAGCTCTTGCTTTAGATGTAGATACTAACTATGTAAAGCTTGCTGATCTTAATGCATTGATACAAGCTTACTTAGATAATGAATCTTCTTCTACTAAATATTATAACAGAATGGTTCCATACACAGTAGTTGAATACTATGGAACTCTTTCTAACTTTGATGCTTCTGGTGCAGGTTTAGGTAACTGGGAACAAATTTATTTATGTAATGGTGAAAATGGAACTCCTGATAAACGTGGAAGATCTCCAATTGGTGCTTTAAATATGCCTGGTGGTGATGCATTACCTAATGATGTAAATCCTGCATACCCTGGAAACTTTAATTATGTGTTAAATAGTACAAATGGAGCAAACACTGTAACTCTTTCTACATTACAGATGCCTTTACATACACACACTGCTACAGCTAATTCAACAGTAGTTGAACCTAATAATGGCCAAGGACACTCGCATGCTATTAGTAATATAGCAAATAGCGCATCTGGATCAGGTAAAGTTACTGTTGGTGGAGATGCAGTAGAAGGATCTGCTCCTTCTACAGATAGAGCAACTACAGGAATAACAGTTAATACAAGTGTAACAGTTAATGATCAAGGTGGTGGACAATCACACAACAACGTACACCCTGTATGGGCTTGTTATTATATTATGTATATCCCTACTCCTTAATAATAAAAACCTATGGCCTGTTTACCTGGAATGCCTTGCTTTGGTCCATTAGTTAGAGTGGTTTATCCTCCAACTTGTGATCCTTTTGCTAACAGAATAATTGATAGTGACCATGTAGAATATCAAGGAGATAATCTATCTTGTACTGGTATTCAGAACTGTGACACCCTAACTGTTGCTTTACAGAAGATTGATAGCAAGATTTGCTCTGATCAATTTGTTGCACAGATAATTCAGACTATTGCCAATGACCCTGTGTTGTTAGCACACTTCTGTCAATTAGTTTCTTCTTGTTCTCCAACCACTACAACAACTAGCACTACAGTTGAACCAACTACAACTACAACAACTATTGCACCAACAACTACTACTACTACTACCACAATTGCTTGTGCAACCCCTACATTAAATAGTGCTACAAGTGATGGATTTGGAAATATAACTTTAGATTATGATTTGAATGGATCTACATTATGTACATATGTTAGTGCAGATTATTCAGAATATTCTAACTTTCTTCCATTTAGTTTTGGACAAACTATTCCTGATGGATGTAATCAAACATCGTATATACTCACATTAAATACAGCTAGTACACGATATATAAGAGTATCAATGCTTTGTAATGGTGTAACACTATATAGTAATATAATATCTGTTATACCAGGAAATACTACTACAACCACAACAACAACTATTGCACCAACAACAACAACAACTACAACAACTATTGCACCAACAACAACCACCACCACCACTACAATTTCACCTCTTTGTAATGATTTCATTCTTGATTTTGACTACAGCTTTACAGATGGTAATGACACTTTGACTCTGACCTTTGATGGTTTTACAACTATTCCAGCTGGTTTCTATCAGGATGCATTTTGTGACTGTTGTGATCAATATACAAGTGTAACTATTACTGATAATGTTGGTGCCACGCTTGGAACATTTCCTCCAAATATTCCTAATTTAGTAGCTTCTAATACTCCATTTGTAATAACAGGTCTTAATAGTAGTCTTAATGAGTATACTGATGAATACACTGTAACAGTACTTAATTGTATAACAAATGGTGAAGTTACTTGTACAAAAATAACAAGTGTTAATATTCCAAATAGTATAACTAGATGTCCTGAACTTACAGTTACTCCTGATGGAACTGCTATTGATTTTGGTTTTACACCAACTCCAACTATAGGAGCAACATATTATGTAATATTAAGAACTGGTAATGGTTCAATAATAACCAGTCAAACATTTACAAATCCTTCATCACCAGTATCAGGTTCATTCCCAGGATTAACAATAGGTCAAAACTATAGAGTTTCATTAGAATTATTCACAACCAGATTTGGACTTGATACTTGTGAAACAGTAAATATTACACCATTATAAACCAAATAAAATATGACTGTATTAATAACTTTAATTGTTGCAGGAGCTAATACAGGTCCATTCAACCTCTATTCAGATGTTGATGGATATGTAACTCCATTTGAATCAGGTGTATCTAAATCAGCTTTATTGGCTGGGTATACATCAACACTAGTTCCTTTAGGAACAAATGTAATCAGAGTTTTATCTGCAGGAGAATGTACAAACTATATTGATATAATAATTGGTACTCCTCCAACTACAACAACAACTAGCACTGCTTGTGTTAGACCTGGTGGATTATCTGATTTTACTTTTTTTTATGCAATTGATGATCCTTATTTTGATTTTAGATATAATCTAGAAGATGCGTGTGATTCATTAAATGCTCCTGCATATACAGGATTTACAGGACAAGCTGTTAGTCTAACAGTTGGTCAAACTGTATACTTTGGACTTGGTACAACATGTTTATTAGCTCCTACAGGATATTATATTCTAGATGGAGGAACAACTGTTATTTACATTCTAGATGGTGTGATTGATAGTTATCCAAGTTGCTCAACCACAACAACCACTACTACTTCTGTGCCAACAACCACTACAACTACAACAGTAGCATAGTATTAAAAATCCTGTTTTGTTGGTTTTACAGGGTTCTCCCAGAGCTTAGGTTCTGGGAGTTTTTTTATTTTATAACTAATTTAGTTAGTATGGATAGCATCTCTAATTAAAAAGATTTGGTTTTTTAAAAAACAATTTCGTATCTTTACAGTAATTTTAACTAAAATCGACCAAGTATGTCTGAAAATCAAACACTTTTGCAACAATTGGGACAATTGTTGAAACAAAAAAAGAGTAAAAAATTCTATGCTGAGAAGCTTGGAATTACAGAAGATGAAGTGAGTGAGTTATTACTAGAACTAAAAGATAAAAATGTTGAACCAATTCCTCTTTTTGAAAACATCAAAAAGGTGAATGTTGAAAAAGGAACTGTTGAGAGTACATTAGTTCTTGACTTTGAACCTAAAGATGATATTGAATTAGCTAAACTACACAAGATCAACTTAGATAAATATGTTATTACAAACTATTGGTCTAAGCTTCTACCATCAGGAAAGTTTAGTTCTTCAGTGTTTTCTAAACTAAAACAACCTAAAGATTATACAGCAGAAGACTTTGCTAAGTTTCTACAAAACTACGAAAGCACATTCACTACACAACCTGTAATGGTTGATGAGGATAAGGAAACAGTTGATATTGAATTATCATTATCAGACTTTCACTTAGCTAAAAGAATTGTGAATGGTGATAATAGTATTGAGAATAGAAAAGCAACCTACATGAATGTTCTTGTAGATCTATTAGCAAAGGTGTTACGTAATTACAATGTACGTACAGTGGTATTCCCTATATCAAATGATTTCTTCCACACAGATAACTATCAAAACCAAACCACAGCAGGAACTCCTCAGGATGTGATTGTTGAATATGGTGAGGAATATGAACATGGATTTGATCTTCTTGTTAAAGCAATTGAACTTCTTTACAAACATTGTGAGAATGTACAAGTGTTACTTGTTCAAGGTAATCACGATAAAACTAAATCATTCTATTTAGCACATGCATTACAAGTGTATTTTAACAATGCAACTGGTATAACATTTGATAGAAGAGAGAGTGAATTAAAAGCTACAATATTAGGAAATACATTTATTGGTTATCATCATGGTAACTGTAAGTTAGAAGATCTCCCTTTATTGTTTGCAACACATCCACAATATTCATCAGCATTTGGTAATGCTACATATCGTGAGATACATACAGGAGATAAACACCACTATATGGCTAAAGAAGTTAAAGGTGTTAGAATCCAACAAATGCCTAGTTTATCTGGTACAGATAGATGGCATAGAGACAATAACTTTGTACATAGTATAAGAGCTGCTCTTGTTTTAGTTTATAACAATGAACATGGTAAGATAGGAGAGTTCGAAAGTAGAATTTAAAAATATGGCAACATTAAGAAAATTAGTTTCAGATGTACGTGCATCTCATAAATTGTTATCAACAGATTCGTTGATTACAGATAGAGCTATTGCATCTGAGATTAGAAACAATAGTATTCTTTTAGTCAAAAGAGAAACCAATCTTAGAAAACTTTGGGCTACTGATACTTTGTTTACAACCATTCCTTGTTTAGAAATGGTTCAAGTTCCTATTTCTGAATGTTGCGATTACCAAGATCCTTGCACTGTTGCAAGAACAAAATACAAAATCCCTCGTATATCTGAAGGAAACTATCAGTATCTAATACAGGGTGTCTACTCAATTAATGCTATGAGTGGACAAGGTAAGAAACTTAAGGAGATCACTATCAACAGATATTTGAATCTCCTTAAGCTTCCTATCATTAAGAATCAAGAATACTATTGGATTGTCAATAATTATTTATATGTAAATAATCCTTTGTTACAAGCTATTAGACTTGCAGCTTGTTTTGAAGAAGATATTCCAAATGAAATAATGTATCCTGAATCTGGTTGTGGAGGTTGTGGACCAACTGATGAAGATTGGTGTTTAAATCCTCTAGATAAACCATTCTCTTTACCAGGATACTTAGAAAAGCAAGTGTTAGATCTTACATCACAAAAACTATTACAGACATACTTCCAAGTGAAGACAGATATGACTGAAGATGGTATTGATGGACAAGCACCTAACGCAGCACCAACTAGATAAACAATATGCGTATAAAGGTAGATTGGAGAAGTGGGAGCAGAGATAATTATAATAGTTTCTGCAAAAAATATCCATCAATTAAACTATCTTTTGATGAATGGAGAAATATTCTTTATTTATATAATGAGCAGTTTAAAGAATACATTCTAGAGACTGGTGAAAGAGCTAAGCTACCATTTGGATTTGGTGAGTTCTCTATCAATAAAAAGAAGAGAAAGAAAATCAAACAAAACAATGGTAAAGAATTTATCAATCTTCCTATAGATTGGCAAAAGACAAAAGAAAAAGGAAAAGTTATCTACAACTTTAACTACCACACAGAAGGCTACTTCTTTGGATGGATGTGGTTTAAAGACACTGCTAGATTTAGAAATCTAGATTTGTGGTATTTCAAACCATCACGTACAACTTCAAGACTACTTTCCCATTACATTAAAACCAACGAAAAATATCAATATATTTATCAAGAATGGAAAAAATAATTTAACATGAGTTACTACTATAAATATAATTTCGTTTCCCCTGAGCCTGTATATGCTACTGTTAAAGAAGAATTAAAATCTTATTTTGATACAGGTGCTGTAGATGACCTATTATTCCCCACCTATCTTGACAAATGTTTAAAGAAGCTTGGTAGAACAACTTATGTTATTTCTCAGGAGATATTACACATTTCTGATTTTGAAGCTAGACTTCCAGATAACTTTTATGCTGTAAGAGAAGCTTGGATGTGCTCTGAGATTCCTCAACGTCCTTATCAAAACGCTAACTCATTCTATTCACAAGCTGCTTCACAAACAACTATTCAACTTGCTCCCCTCACTGTAGGTGGAACAAATTGTGATAACCCTGCTTGTGCTGATCCTGGTTGTGGTGGTGAGTGTATGCCTTTATTAATTCAAGCTGTATACAAAACTAATCAAGAAGTTGCTAGATCATATAGACAAGAGTACCTACTTAAACCAGGTAACATCTCTGCTAGAGCTAACTGTGGTGTAAACTATACAGATAATTGGTCATTTTATGAACCCACTGTACAAGGACAAGGTGGTGTTGCTGGTAACTTTACTCCTGGATCTGCAGGAATTGATTCATTTGATGTAAGAGATAATAAGTTTGTAACCAACTTTAGAAATGGTATTGTGCATTTATTATTCTATGCCACTGAGTATGATGAAATAGGTAATCAGTTAATTCCTGATAACTATCGTATCAGAGAGTTTGTTGAAGCATTCATCAAATTTAAAGTGTTTGAAACTCTTACAAATCAAACTAATGATGAAACCTTTAATCAACTTCAACAGAAGCTGATGTATTATAAGCAGTTACATGATGAAGCTTTCATTATGGCTGATATTGAGGTTAAGAAACAAGATGCATGGACTAAGCAGAGAAGAATTAAAAATGATCTGAATAGATTCAATATGTATGAACTACCAAACAGAACTAACAGATATGGTAGAAGACGTAATAATTAATAATCATGGCAGACGAGTTAGATCAGATAAAAAAGATTCTTGGTGGTAATAAGAGTAATGTTGTTCCAGAATTTAACACTGCTAATACAGGTTTAAACCTTGATTTAACAGTTAATCAAATTCCTAAAGGTGCTCTCACTTATGCACTTAATGCATCTGTAGAAAACTTTGGTGCTAGTTCTATAAACTATCAGAACGAGCCTGGGAATGAACTATGCTTAAACTTTCCTGATGAATACCAACTTATTGGTGAACACTCTATTT